GTTTAGGTAACGATCCCCCAACAACTCCACCACAAGGAAATCCAGGCGGAGCACCATCTGCTTCAACACCAGACGGGGGCGGCGGTGGCCCAACTCCAGACTACCCTAACGCAGGCGGTGGCGGAGGAGCCAGCACTAGACCAAATAACAATGCTGGAGGACCTGGCACAGCTAATAATATTACAGGAAGTTCCGTAACTTACGCTGGAGGCGGCGGAGGCGGCGGAGCTGGAGGACCTAATCCAAACACTCCAAAAGCTGGCGGAAGCGGCGGTGGCGGAGATGGAGCTACAGGTCCAGGCCAAAGTGGGCCATCTGGAACTAACGGACTCGGTGGCGGAGGCGGTGGTGGAATGTATCACGGCACAACAAATGGAGGCTCTGGTGGTAATGGCAGAATTATTATAAGAGGACCTGCCAATGCTGCTTTTTCAGTATCTCCACCAACTAATTCTGTCTCATCTGACCCATCATTTAAATTAGCCACATTCAATGTTTCAGGAACATTGACATATGATGGAGGTGGTTAATGACAAAATATGCAGCTAAATTAGATATCTCTAACACTGTTAGAAATATTATCACTGTAGGTGATGATGTTGTTCCTAATGTAAAAATTTATTGTGAAAAAAGATTTGGTGGAACGTGGGAAGAATCTTTTAGAGATGGTACTAGAAAACAACCTGCAATAATAGGAGGAACTTATGATGCTGCTAAAGATAAATTTATTTCAGAGCAACCGTATGCTTCTTGGACTTTAGATTCTAATGATGACTGGCAACCGCCTGTCACAATTCCTGATATTAGTGATGAAGATTATAAAGGTCGAATGTGGGATGAAGACAATCAAAGATGGACTGCTTTTAAAGTTAGCGACGGACATAACAAATACGCTTGGAATCCAGATAATTCTACTTGGACTGCTATTTAGTCTTGGACTGCTTTAGTCCAGACTGGTAAGCCTAAGTGCTTTCTAGTATCAAATAAATTAGATTTATCTTTTGCATCATTATAGTGTAAGAATACTTGACTACAGAAATTACCTTTAAACTCTTCTCTCCAATGTGTAAAATTACAACCTCTATAAATTAACATATCACCTGGCTTTAAATTAACTTTTTTGTCATCTATAAAGATAGGCCATAAGTCACCACCTAAATTCATTGTTGTAGAAAAATCACAAGATTTTCTATCCTTATGTTTTTTTAAATCACTTCCTTTTTCATAAACTCTTGCATAAGCATAAGTAGGTATTAAAGGCATTTTTAAATGTTTTTCTAAAATAGGTTTAGCCATAACCAATAATGTTTCCATTGCTATATCTCCATAAGTTGCAAAAGCATTAGGACATTGAGAATCAGGATATATACCTATGTAACCTTTTGGTAAATCTTTATTTATAGATAAATAAACTTCACGTTTTAGTCTTAGATAATTTGATAAAAACTCTGCCATTGTAGGATCCAAAATTTTTCTAACAACTTTATATTTAAATTTTTTATTCATTTAAAACTTGGCCCTCTAAACCACATAACTAGTGAGTATCGTGTTCCTTGAGTAACTGGTGTAACTTTGTGATGCATATAACTTGGAAATACTACAATAGTTCCTTTTTTTCTAAAAACTTTATCTGTCAGAATAGATTTTTTATTTTTCTGCATAAGTTTACTAAATAATAAATCACCTCCTTTGTATTTAGACTCATCTGTTAACTGTATTGTTACAGATAGTTTTCTTTGAGAATTAGGTTGAAAAGTTGGTTGATTTTTATTGAAACTTAAATCTTGATGCCAATCATAATGTTGATTTTTATCGTATATTGTAAACTGACCATTTTCAGCATGATTAGTTTCAAAATTCCAATCTGCTTGTTTGTTTGCTCTTTCTACATAAGACCATATCATATTAGTTAACCAGTCTTCTGTTAACCAAACAACATCTGAATCTCTAATTTTATTATTCCAATCTTCTGGTTTTTTATGTTTCTCTCCCTCAACGTTTGCTTTTACTTTTCTTCCTGATAATCCAATTTTAACAATTTCATCACAAACACCAGAAGGTATTGCATTCGCATAGTACCAGTAAGCATAATCACTTATCATATTTCTTCTTTATTTCCTTTATTATATTTTCATAATTATAATCTTTTATTTCAAAAGTGCAATGGCTAGGTTTTTCAAACATTTTATTTGTATCTTTAAACCTTCCTTCTTTAATTGTGTTCATCCATATCTTTACGTCATACTCATGCCTGTCTTCATCAAAAGGACATACAAAATCTATGATTGCAGAGCCTTCAGCGAGAGAAGACAAACAAGCCATTCTTTGAGCCTGTCTTGTTCTACCTTCCATAGAAAAATCCCAGTCGTTAAACATTCTTCTGACCTCGTCAGCATTAAAATAAGCATGTCTTGCTGATAGTTTCTTGGCAAAAGTTGTTTTACCTGAACCTGGTAATCCAAAAATTAATAACCTCATAATTTTAATTCTCCTAATCCTCCACCTATTGTGCCTTTTAAAAAAGTGTTAAAAGCAATACTAGTTCTAGTATAAGTATTTCTATTAACTTTAACAGAATGATATAAATGTGAAGGAAACATAATCAACATTCCAGTTCTTACATTTAAAGTTCGTGTCTTAGAGTTCCAAACATTATAGTGTTTTATATTAGGATTTAAAAATCTATAGGTACTATTTGTAAATTGAATAGCATCACTATCTTCTCTAGCATTAATATATAATACTCCAGATATGTATGAATTGCTGTGACAATGCTCTTGATGATATTGATTTTGATTTGAATAATTTATCCATGATTGTGTTATATTTAATTTTACATCATCAGATGGAGATATTACTTTTTCTAAATAATCATTACAACACTGTTGTGTAAATTTTTTTAAATCTTTAAAACCTTTATTATTTAAAACATAACTTTCTTTTGTATGATAATTACTTTGGTTAAGTATTGTTTTATCTTGAAAACTATTGATTAAATTTCTTTCTTTCAAGGTTATATCTCTTTCTAGAATATTCATATACAAAGGCGTTGCAAATAAATTTTCAATTTGTGCCTCTTTTATCATTGTCCGTGTATATTAATTTGTACGTTTGAGTATTTATCCATAATCTTTTTTCCAAGTATTTTTTTTAAATTGTGTTCTACATATTCTATTTTTTTTGTTTTAATTTTATGTAAGTCTTGACCTAAAACACTATCATCATATTCAACACCATTTATATTTATTTGTTTTAAATTTGTAAGCTTATGTTTAAATAAAGGTATTTTTAAATATTTATATATCTTCTCTAAAGTTTTTTCTGTATCACATATTAAGTCTTTATAATTAACAAGAAGCCCATGTTTATTATTACAAGGCACCATTAAATTACCTAAACAACTTAACTGTCTCATTATCATTCCATCCTGTTCCATAAGTTTATCACAGAGCTGCATATTATTTAAAGTTCTACTTTCTAGAAAATTTGATGGATTTTTTCTGCACCAAACAATAAAGGATGCCAACACCTCTAGAACTGGCCTATATAGGAAAATTATTTTTAAATTTTTATCTAAGTAATTTATTAAATATTCAAAGTTTTTTGGAGAACCAGCCATACCTCTTTCTATTATAAATTTTTGTTTCCATGGTTTATAAAAAGATGGATATATATTTTTTAAAAGACTTCTTAAACATTCATTATTTGGTGCATTTTTATATTCGTCTGTTTCTTCTACTTCACTAATTTTATCAGTGATCACAGAAGTAAAAGCGTTTGGTGTGCAAGCTATATCGGGGTTCTCATTTAATATAGATGTCAATAAAGTGTTTCCTGCTCTAGGCAGGCCACACAAAAAATAAAATTTTTTATTTTTCATTTACTAAATATTTAACATGTTCTTTTAGTTTAGCTACTTTGTCCCAGAGATCTTGATTAGTTTTTAAAACAAACTTAATTTGATCCTCAAGCTTACAAATAGTTTCTTTATAAGAAGCGTTAATTAGAACTTCATGTTTTTTAACTTGTTGTTCCATTTCTAACTTTTCAGCTAAATCTTTAATAATTTCATCTTTGTTCATAGTATTGATTTCTTTTTTAAAAAGATATATAACACAAATTATATATAAAGCAATAATGAAAAAACACGATTTTGATAAAAGTAGTTTTATACAAGGTTACTATATACCTAAAAAAATATGTGATGATTTAATAGATTTTTTTAAAAAACATACTTACCGGCACCACGTAGGCACAACAGGTGATGGTGTAAAAAAAGAAACTAAAGATAGTACAGACATCAGTCTAGCCTATGGTGATTCTGCACTAGACCCTTACAAAAAAGAATTACAAAAATGTGTTTCTATATATGAAAAGACTTATTACGGACTAGATGGTATCGGACGTTTTTCTCCAGCGCTAGAAGAAGTTAATCTTCAATACTACAAACCTGGTGGTGGTTTTAAAAAATGGCACTTTGAAAGACATATAAAAACTAAAGACAGACTACTAGTTTTTATGACCTACCTTAATGACGTACCTGATGGTGGTACAGAATTTTTTCATCAGAAAACAACTTGTCCGGCAAAAAAAGGTTTAACTGTAATATGGCCTGCTGAGTTTACTCATTTACACAGAGGGCAAGTGTCTAAAAGAGAAAAATATATTATTACAGGTTGGTACAACTTTATAAAAACTTAATGAAAGTTATAAAAAATTTTTTACCAAAAGTTGAATGTAAAGATTTAAAAAAATTAGTTTGTTCAAATGAGTTTGGTTGGTTCTATAGAGAACATCAAGTGGATGAAACTAATGATCATCCTTACTTGTGTCACTCTGTAATTAAAAATGGAATTATAAATTCTCCATTTTATGAAAGTCATTTTAAATGTTTATTAAGAGAGTTAAACGCAAATATGTGTTCAGAGGTTAGAGTAAACTTAATGTTAAGAGATAACAAAAGATATACATCTGCTTATCATGTAGATCGACCTTTTAAATGTAACACAGCTATATATTATATAAACACAAGCAATGGATATACTGAATTTAAAAAAACAAATAAAAAAATATTAGCTGAAGAAAACAAGATTGTTATTTTTGATTCTTTACTAAAACATAGAGCGGTATCGCCAACAAATATTTTTGCAAGATATGCCGTAAATATAAATTACGTATGAAAATAAAAACTATAGATAATTTTTTAGATAAAGAACAATTTAGAAAAATAGAACAAACTTTATTTTCATCAAATGTTCCTTGGTTTTATACTGATACAGTGGCAAGTCCTGACGATAAATCTGGATACTTTTTTATACATCATCTTTATTTTGATGATGCTTATCAAAGCAAGTTTGCTAATGAAGTTTTATTACCAATAATATATAAGCTATCCTTTAAAAGATTACTTCGTGCTAGAATAAATTGTTATCCCAAAGTTTCGAAAATTATTTATAATGAGTTACACAATGATTTAGACTTTCCACACAAAGTAGCTTTGTTTTCACTCAACACAAATAATGGATTTACTTATTTTGAGGATAAGTCAAAAATAAATTCAAAGGCTAATCAAATAATTTTATTTGATGGAAAAACAAAACACGGTAGTGCTATGCAAACAGATACTAACTTGAGAATAAATATTAATATAAACTATATATAACATGTTTTTTGGAACTACAGTTTTAGATAATTTTTATACTGATCCTTATAAAATTATAAAACGATCAAAAGATTTTGACTTCACCTATTCAAATGATGGAAGATGGCCTGGTCAAAGGACTGAGCTAGTTCATAAAATAGATTATAATTTATTTTATCATACATGTGTTAAAATACTATCTGTATTATATCCTACAGAGTATTTAAATTTACAGTTTAGTGCCTCACAACATTTTCAAAAAATTAATTTAAAAGACTATGATAATGGATGGGTTCATAATGATGGTAGTGATAACAATTTGTTTACAGCTATAATTTACCTAAGTAATCATGAAGACTGTGGTACTAGTTTATTTCACTTAAAGAAGAATAATTTTGAGGCTTTATATGCTAAAGAAATATCCCCCATAGATTATTATCTAAATTTTAAAGACAAAGAAAAAAGAGAAAAAGACAAAGAGCTGTGTGCAAAGAATAATGCACAATATGAAGAAACAATAAGAATTAACTCTAGATTAAATAGATTAATCTGTTTTGACTCAAACCATCCTCACGCTGTTCATGACTTTAAAAACTCTAAATTGAAAAAAGAACCTAGATTAACCTTAATTACTTTTTTTAGAGACATAACTAAACGTGATGGCACAAGGATATATTTTCCATCCCAGCCCAATGGAAACCATTATTAATAGATTTTCTAAATACTTAACTGGTATAGAATATCCCAAGGAAACAAGTAGTTGGAATATAGCGGGCATCTTAAAAAATAAAAATGCTTTTTATAAATTTGATGTAAGAGATATGTTCAAATTACCTGATGGCACTCATGCTCAAAAAAGCAAAACTAATACTAAAGCTGATAAAATGGTATTAGAACTCAAAGATCAGTGGATTATTCTAGATATTGAAGAGCTACTTTTATATATTAGAAAGCACAAAGTAAAAAAGGTCTATGTAAATGATTTGATTCAAGAGCTAGAATGGACTATATTTCTGCCTAAAAACTAGTATAGTAGTATAATGTTACAAAAACTAAACTTTTTACCTGGATTCAATAAACAACTAACACCCACACAAGCTGAAGGCCAATGGGTTGATGGTGATAATGTTAGATTTAGATATAACACACCTGAAAAAATAGGTGGATGGCAACAACTTGGACCTGGTAAACTAACAGGTTCTGCAAGAGCTATGCATCATATTGTCAATAGGTCAGGAATTAAATTTTCAATTATTGGAACTAATAGAATATTGTACGCTTACTCAGGTGGTGTATTTTACGACATACATCCTATTAAATCTACAACAACACTTACAAATGCGTTTAGTACAACAAATGGTTCAGCTACAGTAACTATAACTTTTACTACTGGTCATGGTCTTGCGCCTGGAGATATAATTTTATTAGATAATTTTACAGCAATAACTGGATCTAATTATTCTGCATCGGACTTTGATGATAAAAAATTTATGGTGACTTCAACGCCAACCAATACAACTATAACTATCACAATGCCTTCAAATGAATCTGGAGCTGGCGCTACAACATCTGGAGGTATTAGAGTTCAAATTTATTATAATGTTGGACCTGCTGAACAGCTACCCGGTTTTGGTTATGGATTAGGATCTTGGGGTGGTGAGGCGAGTAACCCATTAACGACAACTTTAAATGGTGCAATAGATGCTTCTACAACAACTATAGTTTTAACAAGTGTTGTTAACTTTCCGTCGACAGGTACAAATTTTATTAGAATAGGAACAGAAGATATTTCTTACACTGGAATTTCAGGCAACACATTGACAGGCGTGACGCGAGGAGCGAGAAGCACAACAGCTGCATCACACTCTAACGGTGCAACAATTACAAATACTTCAGACTTTGTAGCGTGGGGAGAAGCAGCATCTGGAGACTTAGTAATTGATCCAGGTATGTGGTCTGTTGATAATTTTGGAGATAAAATTATTGCACTTATACATAATGCACAAGTTTTTGAATGGGACTCAAATTTATCAAATGCTACATCAACAAGAGCAACAATTATATCTGGAGCACCTACGGCATCTAGAGATATGTTAGTATCTACACCGGATAGACACTTAGTATTTTATGGAACAGAAACAACGATTGGTGATCAATCAACACAAGACGATATGTTTATTAGATTTTCTGATCAAGAAAATATTAATTCATACACACCCACAGCAACCAACACTGCTGGTACACAGAGACTTGCAGATGGATCTAGAATTATAGGAGCTGTTAGAGGTAGAGATGCAATTTATGTTTGGACAGACACATCATTATTTACAATGCGTTTTATTGGTCCACCATTTACATTTGGTTTTGCACAAGTAGGTACAAACTGTGGATTGATTGGTATGAATGCAGCATTAGAGGTAGATGGCGCTGCGTATTGGTTATCAGAAAATGGTTTTTTTAAATACTCTGGTAATCTAGAAACAATGACATGTTTGGTAGAAGATTTTGTATTTGATGATATTAACACAACAGCTAATCAACTTGTAAATGCTGGTTTAAATAATTTGTTTGGTGAAATTACTTGGTTTTATTGTTCATCAGGATCTACTGTTGTAAACAGATCTGTAACTTATAATTATATGGAATCTTCTCCACAAAGACCAATATGGACAACAGGTTCTTTAGCTAGAACAACATGGCAAGACTCTTCTGTATTTGGTAAACCACATGCTACGGACTATGACGCTGACTCAAACACATCTTATGATGTTGTTGGCAACACAGATGGTTGCACCATATATTACGAACACGAGACAGGAACGGATCAAGTAACTTCTTCTGCGACAACTACTGTAGCTGCTAATATAGAATCTGGAGATTTTGATATTACTAGAGGCCAGGGTGGAGGAGCTGATCTTAGAGGAGATGGAGAATTTATTATGAAGATAAGAAGATTTATACCAGACTTTTTATCTCAAACGGGTAATACACAAGTAACTTTAAATTTAAGAGATTATTCAAATAGCTCACAAGCAAGCTCACCTCTTGGACCTTTTACAATTACCTCATCAACAACTAAGGTAGATACAAGAGCTAGAGCTAGATCAGTAGCATTAAAGGTAGCAAATACAGGCTCATCTCAAGATTGGAAACTAGGAAGTTTTAGGTTAGATATACAAGCAGACGGAAGAAGATAATGGCAAAAATAGTATTAGCATTCACAAGACCTAGTAAAGAATACAGTCAACCAGTAGCTGATGCTTTAATTAGAGATCTTGACGGATTAGTACAAAAATTAAATTCTACGTTTCAACAAGATTTAAGAGAAGAAACACAGAGATTAACTTGGTTTAGTACAGGGGGAAATAGTGGCTAATAGATATAAGAATGCACAATTTGATTTAACTTCAACTGACAAGACTGACATTTATACTTGTCCTTCTAACTCAAGAGCTATTGTACAAAATATACACACAGCTAATGTTGGATCGGGTAATGTAGAGATAAAAGCTTTTATATATGACAACTCTGCAACAACTAGTTTTCAGTTTGCAGAGCATACGGTTAATAGTGGTGACTCAAAATCTATAGCAGATGGCACTATTATATTAGAAGAAAGCGACAAATTACAACTTCAAGCAGCTACGGCTGATATTTTTGAAGGTACAGTTGCAATATTAGAATTTGATAGAACATAGGAGAAAAATGAAAACGTTATACCCAGAGAAGATTATAGAAA